GTCAGTTTTGACCTCAACTCCCTATACCCTCACCTCATTATGCAGTACAACATCTCGCCAGAGACGTTACTACCGCATCGGTTCTCAGGAATTTCGGTAGACAAGATTCTCAATCAGGAAGTCGATCTTTCTGGTCTTGATGGTCAGACTGTATGTGCAAATGGTGCATGTTACGATACAACTCGTCAGGGATTTCTGCCCAAGATGATGCAGAAGATCTATAATGAACGTAAACAGTACAAGAAACTGATGCTTCAGGCAAAGCAGGAGTATGAAAAGACTCCTACCAAGGAACTGGAGAAGGCAATCAGTAAGTATAACAACATTCAGATGGCACGTAAGATCCAACTGAACTCTGCTTATGGTGCCATCGGTAATCAGTATTTTCGTTACTTCAACCTGGCAAATGCTGAGGCAATCACCCTGTCTGGGCAGGTCTCAATCCGTTGGATTGAGAACAAAATGAACACTTACCTGAACAAAATTCTAAAGACTGATGATACTGACTACGTTATTGCTTCTGATACTGATTCCATCTATCTCAATCTGGGTCCTCTGGTACAAAATGTATTCAAGGACAGAAAGAAAAGCAGTGAGAGCATTGTTGGGTTCCTTGACAAGGTGTGTGAAGTGGAATTTGAAAAGCATATCGGTCATTCTTATGAAGCGTTGGCAACCTATGTGAATGCATATGATCAGAAGATGTTCATGAAACGTGAGAACATTGCTGATCGTGGTATCTGGACTGCTAAGAAACGATATATTCTTAATGTCTGGGATAGTGAGGGTGTTCGATACAAGGAACCCAAACTCAAGATGATGGGCATTGAAGCAGTCAAGTCTTCTACACCTGCACCCTGCAGGCAGAAGATTAAAGATGCACTGAAGGTCATCATGTCTGGTACTGAGGAGGAGACTCAGCAGTTTATTGCTGCATTCCGAGAGGAGTTCAGGACTCTATCCCCTGACCAGATTGCATTCCCACGGTCATGTAACAACCTGTCTAAGTTCAAAGACAACACAACACTCTATCGTAAGGGCACACCCATCCATGCCCGTGGTGCTATCCTGTATAACTACCATATCAAAAAGAACAAACTTGATCGCAAGTATCCCCTGATTCAGGACGGTGAGAAGATCCGATTCCTGTATCTAAAAGTTCCTAACAAGATCAGTGAGAACGTGGTCTCCTTTATTCAGGAGTTCCCGACTGAACTTGGACTTGACAAATACATCGATCATGACCTACAGTTCGACAAGAGTTTCCTTGAACCACTCAAGATCATTCTTGATGTCATCGGTTGGAAGGCAGAAAAAATCGCAACACTTGAATCATTTTTCCTATGAATTTTCTACAAGATATTGCCAAAGAGATTGGTAATGAATATGCAGGCATCGTTGCTGACGGTGTTGCTGCTGGTGATACTACTGCATTTGTTGACACTGGATCGTACATTTTCAACGGTCTGGTGTCTGGTAGTATCTACGGTGGTATCCCATCTAACAAAATCACTGCTATTGCAGGTGAATCATCCACTGGTAAGACCTTCTTCTGCCTGAGTATTGTCAAGAACTATCTTGAGATGGACCCTGATGCAGGTGTCATCTACTTTGAGTCAGAGTCTGCTATCTCTCGTGACATGATTGAGAGTCGTAATATAGATAGTAAGAGAATGGTCCTGGTCCCTGTCACAACTGTGCAGGAATTCAGGCATCAGGCAATCAAAATCCTAGACAAATACTTAGCACAATCTGAAGAAGATCGCAAACCCATGATGTTCGTGTTAGACTCATTGGGGATGCTCTCCACTACCAAAGAGGTAGAGGATACTGAAGCGGGTAAAGACACTCGTGACATGACTCGTGCTCAGGTAGTGAAGTCCATTTTCCGTGTACTAACACTCAAACTGGGGAAAGCAAATGTACCAATGCTTGTCACAAATCACACCTACGATGTTGTCGGTGCTTATGTTCCAACAAAAGAAATGGGTGGTGGTTCTGGTCTTAAGTATGCTAGTAGCACAATCATTTATCTCAGTAAGAAAAAAGAGAAAGACGGAAAGGAAGTCGTTGGAAACATTATCAAGGCAAAGACTGCTAAGTCTCGTCTAACTAGGGAGAATGCCGATGCTGAGATTCGTCTTTACTACGACGAGCGTGGACTGGACAAGTATTATGGACTACTGGAATTGGGTGAGAAGCATGGAGTCTTCACCCGCAAGGGGAATCGTATCGTTGTTGGGGAATCTTCCGTTTATCCTTCTGCTATACTTGCTGATCCCGAAAAATACTTCACCCCCGAAGTCATGATGCAACTTGATAAAGCAGCAGAAAAGGAGTTTAGTTATGGTTCATAATCACATTCGTATTTTTAATGATGTTCTCCCTGCTAATACCTGTGCAAAGTTGTGTGAGTATGCTCGGGGAGAGCACGATTTCAAGATGGACAGGTTTGATCTGGATAACCGTCCTAAGTTCTGGAAAGGATTTTTCTTACCAGAGATTAACAAAGATCTTCATGATCATTTGATTGATCATGTCAAAGATTACACAGTTAAATACTTCAAGCAAATCAAATATGATCTGAGTCTTCTTCCCGACTCTTGGAGTTTGGAAGCACTAACTCTCAAGAGGTATGATCCTGGTGATAGGTTTGATCGACATGTTGATGTCACTAACTATGATGCAGCACGTCGTTGGTTGGCACTTCAATTCTATTTGAATGAAGACTTCAAGGGTGGTAAAACTATCTTTGAAGGGGGTCCTACCATTCAACCTAAGACTGGTAGACTACTTATCTTTCCCCCTACGTGGGAATATCCACATACAGGAACTCCTATCCAATCAGGTCAAAAGTATTTGCTGACGACCTATCTGCACTACAAAAATGACTGAATTCGATGAGCAATTTCTAGACGAAGATTGTGTAGATTGCAACGAGAATGCATCCAAACTCATGAAAGAAATTGAAGAGGGTTTGGAAATTATGGAGAGCATGGAATCTGGGATTACTCAGACCATGAATGCTCAGGACATTATTGATAATAACATTGTCACGATCTTAGATGAAAATGGCAATGTTATGTCAGCAGTACCTGAATGTGTACTACAAAATACACTAGAATCTTACAGAATTTCTGGTTTCAATATCAAGAAATGGCGTTATACTAGAGTATTCAGACAAGCAGAACAGTTTGTTGAACGAATTGATGAACACCGTGAACGATTAAATGAACAGAATCGAAACCTTAATCCTGAATCAACTTCTGAACAATCAGGAATACCTGAGGAAGGTGATACCCTTCCTGAAGAAGGACTATTTCGAGTCGATCTCAACGAAGACCTGCTTCGACAGCATCAAGAGCTTTGTTCAGAACTATGATCAGACTCCAACAAAAGAGATTCTGAGAGTTGAGATTGAGAACCGTCTCGATCTAACTGAAGATCTGTTCAAAGAATGTCTGTCCACCATCGACTCTCTTGAAGAGGAGGATCATGAACTGCAGTGGTTGGTTGACACTACTGAGAAGTGGTGCAAAGAACGTGCTGTCTATATTGCATTGATGGAGTCTATTCAGATTGCTGATGGGCAGGACAAGAATCGTGATCGTGGTGCCATTCCACAGATTCTTTCTGAGGCATTATCAGTCTGTTTTGACAACACCATCGGTCATGACTACCTTGAGGACTCTGATGCTCGATATGATTTCTATCATCGTGTTGAAGATAAGATCCCGTTCGATATCGATTATCTAAATAAGGTTACCAAAGGTGGGATCCCCCGCAAAACTCTAAACATCTTCCTTGCTGGTACTGGTGTGGGTAAGTCCCTTGCTATGTGTCACTGTGCATCTGCAAATCTTCTTGATGGCAAGAATGTCTTGTACATCACTCTGGAGATGGCAGAAGAAAAGATTGCAGAAAGGATTGATGCTAATCTGCTAAATGTTGGTGTTCGTGATTTGGGTGATTTGACTCACTCGATGTTTGCCAAGAAGGTGGTTCAACTACAGCAGAAGACTCAGGGTAGACTCATCATCAAAGAGTATCCTACAGCATCTGCTCATGTTAATCATTTCGAGTCTTTGCTTGATGATCTTGCTATCAAGAAGAATTTCAAACCCGATATTGTCTACGTGGATTATCTTAATATATGTGCTTCTTCCCGATACAAGAATAACATCGTCAACTCGTACACGTATATCAAATCGATCGCAGAAGAACTCAGGGGA